CGCTGTACTCGTAGACAGTGCTTTCAGTTCACCGCGATTAACCGAGTTTAATAGGACATTACCAATGTGCAGGCAGCTTACTGAACAATCTGGGAACCGAAAAGGTAAAAGCCCAGAACATATCTGAGTAATTTTGAAGATTTGGGTAATAAAATGCCCTCAACCTGGGGTAAGGCTGAGGGCTAAAGGAGGTGATGCAGCGTGTCCGACCCAACAAAGTGAACACGCTTCGGTGGGAGTATACCATATACGGAGAAGTCCCAAGGCACCTGACAGATTTTGCGATTAACTGGTAAGCGACGCTAGTCCCATCCAGCCCAGACAGTACCCCTAACCTTCCGGGGAAGGTCCACCGCCCTCGTTTATAAGGGGCCTACTCTATCTGACGCGCCCACCCTATATGAATGGGCCAGGGACAAAGGGCCGTCCCCGCACTGCCGCGCTAGGCTACCATATCCCTGCCATTGTTGCAACGGCTTCATGTCCCGTAGTATTCTGTCCGAGTATGGCAAGTAATAGTTGGCGACCTTCCTGGCGTACTAGCAAGGAGCCCCGACCTGACGTGATTCCAAACGAGGTTGAAAAGCCCCGCATGGCAAACAGCGTCAAGAGTAAGGACTTAGCCCAGCGCATACTGTTTTATACCCAGAATACTGACTTACTTGTCAGGCGGCTGGTGGCTTTGTCCCAAGGCCAGATTGACGGGACCCGGCCTGCCGACCAGGTCAGGGCAATCGAGCTTTTGCTTGATAGGGTATTTGGCAAAGCCCCGGCGGTCATCGACATCCAGGGCGAGATTACCCACAAGACTATAGGCGACTTCTCCGATGACGAACTGCGCTCCTTGGTGGATTTAAGAAACCGCATCATAGAAGGCGAGGCTATTCTTCCTGATGACAACCAAGACTGATGAAGCCCTGGCCCTTGAAGTGGGGGAAGCCGCGGCCTGCGCTTTAGCCCAACGGCACTTCGACGACTTCTTACACTACGTCCAGGTGATGGAACCGCCCCCGGGACGAGGCGTCATTGCCTTTGAACGGTGGCCGCACCTAGTGGAAGTGTGCCAGCACCTTAAAGAAGAGAAGCTGATAGTATGGTTAAAATCACGACAGACCGGAGCTTCGTGGCTTTTGGCGGCCTATGCGCTATGGACGGCGATGTATCGTACTGGAGCACTGGTCCTGTTATTATCCCAGGGAGAAGAGGAATCCAAGATTCTCCTGTCGAAGAGCCGCTTCATCTACGAGAGGCTGCCTTCATCTTTGAAAACGCCGCTGGGGACAGATTCGAGACAAGAATTGACATTTCCCCAGATGGAAGCGGGCATACGGGCACTGCCCTCGACGGATAAAGCGGGTCGTTCTACCACCGCTTCCCTGGTGATACTAGACGAAGCCGACTTCCACGAGCATTTAGCGGCCAACTACGCCGCTGTTAAGCCAACTGTTGACGACACAGGCGGCCAGCTCATAATGGTTTCTACCGCCAACGCCTTTAACTCCCGTTCTATGTTCAAGAACGTGTACCGGGAAGCCCCCGATAACGGCTTCAAGAAGCTGTTTTACTCTTGGAACGTGCGCCCGGGCCGGGACAATCAGTGGTTCAGTGCTAGACAGAAAGAGTATTCCGACGTATCGCTATTCGAGAAAGAATATCCGGCCACTGAATCAGAAGCGTTAAGCCCGCCCCGTACCATTTCAGCCTTCGACCACGATATACTGGCTTTAATGGCCGAGGATTGCCGCAAACCCATCAGGCAGATACCCGTCGGACCGGCAACAGCCAACATCTGGCAGGACTATCACCCTGGTAAGCGTTACGTCGCGGGTACTGATACCTCCCACGGCACCGGAGGCGACTACGCCGTGACCGCCGTGCTAGATACCAGTACCGGATACGTCGTGGCCGACATCCAGACCAACCTGATACCGCCAGACCAGCTAGCCCTGGCTTCTATGGAACTATTAAAGCTGTACCACAACCCCGTATGGGGAGTGGAAGACAACGACTGGGGCGTACTTACTATATCCACGGCCAGGGAATCTAGGTATCCCCACCTTTACTACCGGGACGAGGACAAACCAGGCTGGCATACCGATGAACGCTCCCGCTACGTGCTATGGGGCGAGATGATTGAGGCAATAGCTAGCAGGCTACTCATCATTGCCAACATGGACGGGTTGTCCCAGTTCTATACCGTTATCAGGAACCCCAAGAAGAACGGCAGGATAGAGGCCCAGGAAGGGGCGCACGACGATTATCCCCTTGCCGTGGGTATAGCCTGGCAGCTACGCCGTTTTGCCCAAGCGTCAGGCAGGGATAAATACGGCCCCAAAGAAGGTGGCTGGCAGCGCATACTGGGCAAGCGTAATAAGCCATCGAGGTGGTAATAATTGCCTTACGATGAAAGACCCACAGTTGAGTCAATACGTCAGCTGACTAAATACCTGCAAGATGTGTGGTCCCGTACCCACATCAAGTGGCAGGAGATTGACAGCTACTACCAGCAGACGTATCAGTTATGGCCCGAGGGACTTAATCGCCCTGAATGGCTGAAGCCCGCCCGGTCCCGGTCTATCGTTGACCACGCCGTTGACCACCAGTTGGCCTACGAACCGATAGTCCACAGGTTCCCCGTGAGCCAGACAGAAGCAAGCGAACGCCGGGCCGACGAAGTGGAACCCGCCCTTAAAGCCATCTTGGACGAAGCAAGCCTCCACGAACCCACCCTCACCTGGAAGCAGGTGGGCAAGCACCTACTCCTCTACGGCTACGCCGTGGTGGAAGACGGCCTAGACTCCACGATTATGGGTCAGCGAAGGGAGAATCCCAAGCGTGGGCGCAACGAACCCCAGGACGAGTACGACCGCCGCCTCCGCGTACACAAAAACGCCGTCAAAAGCATGATGCCGTTTCGCACCCGTGCCCCCCACCCGTCCCGGGTCCTTTTAGACCCGATGGAGAAGCAGCCCAGGATGGCAGTCAAGCACGCTTACAGGCGTTCTATCGACTTGGAAGAGATAACCAGCGCGCGCATGTCCGGCAACCGTGCCAAACGAGGGGAAGTAACGCCTTGGAAGGGGGGAGATAACCCCTTTGAACTGATAATGGTGGACGAGTTCTGGTCCGATTGCTGGCACGCCATGGTCGTTGACAGTGAGATGCTCTTTGTAGAGAAGAATACCTGGGGATTCCTGCCCTACGCCCACGCCTTCTCTGGCTATGGTCAGGAAGTAACCACGGTCGAGGAGTGCGACCCCAGCTACATGGCCGTGGGCATACTTGAGCCGGTGATGCCGTCTTTGAAAGCCCAGGCCCAGGCGGTGGCCGGTAGACATAACGCCTTGATGGAAGCCACATTCAACCCCACGGGCACCACGATGGACGCCTCCGAACTAGAGGAACAACTTTCCCGGGGCGACGTTATCGAGATGGGTAACCGTGGCGACGTTTGGAAGATGGAGATTCCCCAGTTGCCCCGCTGGATGTTTGCCTCAGAAGAATGGCTAGACCGGGATATTGAGCTCGGCACCTTCTCGCGTGCTTTGGCGGGCGTAAGGGAGCAGGGCGTTTCGACGGTGGGGCAGCAGGCCATCCTGACAACGGCAGCTGGCAGGAAGTTTGTAAGCCCCACCAAACAACTAGAACATCTAGCCACCAAGTCGGCCAACCATATACTCCAGTGGATTGACGTGCTGGACATGAGTATCAGGATACGGGGTCACCAGATTACCGCCGATATGCTTGAGAGCGACCACGCCTGCACCGTCAGTTTTGAACTTGTGGACCCGGTACTACAGTTGCAGAACCGGGAACTGGGTATGCGGGAAGTCCAGCAGGGCCTGAAGTCCAAGGAGACTTACTGGTCCGCCGACGCCAGACTAGAAGACGCGACCGGCGAACGCAAACGTCTACTGGAAGACCTGTTACGGTCCGACCCCAGGGTACAGGAACTGATGGCAAAGGAAGTGGCCCGCGAAGCAGGCTTACAGGACTTGATGGACAAAGAAGAAGCTCGCGCGGCTTCCCAGCCCGACCCCATGGCCAGGGCGGAACCGCCTGTCCTTGGTCCCGACGGTATGCCCATCCAGCAAAGTATGGGCATGGGCGCGGGACGCCCGCCCAGGAACCCACTTACCCCAGATACCGCCCGACCCAGCAGGATAGGACAGCAGGTGGCTAGATAATGGTAAAACTAAGAAGCGAGTTCACTGACGCTACCCTTAAAATCGCAGCCGAAGTCGAGGCGTTGAAGTCCGACCAGGCCGCTCCCACCTTCATGAAAGAAGGCACAGACAGACGTACCCGCGTGCGGAAGTTCAGCGAGATGACCGAGTTCCAACGCATGATGGAGATACAGGAACGGGGACTAGAAACAGTCTTGAGAGACGTGAACGGAGCGACAAATGGCTTTCCCCAGATTTAGGCAAACCGAAGGCGGCGTTTGGGAAGTTACTAATGAAGCTGGAGGATGGGAAGGGGCAGACGACCCTGTACTCCAGTCAATCATGCAACACGTTGAGAGTGTGGACTACAAGGGGCCTAATAACGCGCCCCGGTTCCACCTTACGGCTGAGTATCAGCGAATCGCCTCGTTAGGAGGAACCGCTGGTTCCGTCTCCGTCGTCTCGTATAAAGGCATGTTTGACCGCTACCAAGCAACGAAAGGGTCGTCCCGGCCAGCCGTGGGGATGGACATACGAGCGGATTGGAAGAAGTATTTTCCAGATACTGGTATGCCCGACATATTCCTGCGGAACCAATCAGGGCAAATAGAAAGATACGAGGCCCCCACGGACGAGGACGGTAACCTAATCCCGTTGAAAGACGATAAAGGCCAGCCAGTCTACAAGATGGAGGGCACACCGCCAGTAAAAACACCGCAATACCAACAGGGCGACCTTGTAATGGACATGGAGAAGTTGAAACGGGTCTTGGACCAGATAAATGTGCGTAAGGGTACTGACCCTGGTGCCGCGCAAATTATCACAGTGCCAGGAGTCGAAGACAAGTTCGTCGTCTTGGGCGACAAAATCTTCAAGACCAAAGCCTCGGCTACTATGGTAGGGGGCAAGCCCCAGTTCCATGACATAACAGGCACCGACTCCAAGGTCGTCGTCTACGGTAACACTATGCAGATAGTCCAGAAGACCGAAGATGACTGGACGTTTACCGGCACACCAACGGAAGGCTACGTCGAGGTTTCTTCTGGCAGGTGGATACAAGAGCGAGGAGAAGCGGAAGTCATAACCGACGGCGATGGGATAACCGGCTATACCCAGATACGTCAGCCCGGTGGCGAGATTGAGGCCATTCCAGAACGCTTCGAACCAGGCCCAATGGAAGGCGAAGGCGTTCCTGGCTACGACCTGATACAGCAGCCTACCGGCCAGATTACGCCGCTCATATCCCGAGGGGAAGGGAAGCGCATCATAGACCCTACCACGCTGACCCCTTACTTCCAGCAGCCCGACGGAAGCCTTACCGCTGCGCCTATGCCCAGCATAGATGACGTAATTACCCAGTACCTAGCTGCGGGTAACTTTGAAAGGGCTACTACCCTGGCAACCTTCCGTGATAAACCCACCGACATGGAGTACTTCGATAGGGTGATGGAATGGGCACGCGAGCCAGCCGACCTATTCGTTGTGTCGGCTATCGTCCGGGGCATGTTTCAACCAGAACTTGGTCCTATGGGTGAGACAAGACGCATCGGGCGCGCGCCCCAGTGGGCACAAGACGCATGGCTGGGACTTCAGAACGCGATGGGCGTACCGCCAAACCAGCTAACTGCTAAACCAGGCGACAATCCTGGTAGTGCCGACTCAAATGCTGCCATCCTTGCCGCGACTAACCTTGGTATCAACTCGGATATACCGGCAGGAAGCAGCACGACACCAGACCAGGTAGAAACGGAAGACGACTCCTTTGGCAAAATCTTAAATGAAGAGGAGATGCGTAATCTTTATGACCAGGGGATTGGCGTAACCCCTTTCGGTGAAAGCGGCTCGAACATAACCCTTGAAACTCTTCAAGCTCTGGAGTCAGGGGAAATTAACGCGGCAGACCTGTTTAGGGATGCCGTGCCAGACGCCGACCCAATTACAGGCAGTGCCGCTTGGAACGCGCTTAACATTGACCCCGTTACGGGGGTTCCATTCGGGCAGAAAATGAGTGCTGGTGACGAAGCCTATTACGGCCTCTATGCACTATTAGACCCAGATGACAAAAGAAAGTATGAAATGGAGGACATAAACGCAGCAGTCACGAAGTTCATCGGAGATGAAGAGGCCTGGGGTGACCAAGCTGCCATAGATGATTTCTTGGAAGGCTGGTTAGCCGACGAACTTGAGGACGAAATTCTAACT